TCACGTCGGCTAATGGAATCTCCAAATAGCCGTTGCGCTGCATCGATCCGGTGAAGCCCGCCATGAACGCCTGCAGAACGCCGATAGCTGCGACGTTCACGTCCTGGCGCTGCTTCAGGAACGCGGTTCGATTCGCCAGTTGCTGATGCGGCTGATTCGAGATTCCCGTGCCGGCGAAGCTTGCGCCAATCGCCGCGCCTTCAACCGCGTCGGCGGCCTGGATCTGATAAACCTCGTTCGCGGTAAATTCCGCCGCGTCGATTAGTGTAGCCATTCGATACGCCCCCTTAGAAGGTCAGCGTCCACGTCCCGCTGATACTCATGTTGGGACCGAACACGATCGGCGCGATCGTCTTGCGCGCGAGCATCGGCGTCGGTGCGATCGTTCCCGGCAACCCGGCGTTCGCGTGATTGGCGAACAGCGCCAGCTCCTGGATCGTTATACCCTGCGCGCCCGTATCCGCGGTCGTGATCGACCAGTTGAACGTAACGCTGCCGTTGCCGTCCTCGCTGTGACTGTCGAGCGCCTTGTAGTACGCCGGCGCCGTCAGTGCGGTGTCGGTGATCGTTGGCGCGGCCAATCCCGATCCGACTCCCACCGCCGCGCCGAACTCGCCCGTCGTGTCGCCGCCCAACAGCGCCGCCAGCGCCGGGCGGCCCGCGTTGACGAACAGGTTGCGGCCCGCGATTTCCCGCACCACGCGGCCCGCCACCATTACTCGGACCCGCACGATTCCATTCGGCCTCTTCATCTTAACCTCCGTGCAAAACCGCGGCGCCATTCAGGATCAGCGCCAGGTCTGCGACACGCGGTTCGTTCGTTCCGTGCGTGATGCCGGCGTGCTTGTAATGTCCGTCGTAGACCGGCGCGATTGGCCCGTACCCATCGCCCAGCGGCGCCGGATGGATCGCGATCGCGAGTCCGCTGTCCGACGGCGCCGGCGCCAGGTCAAGTTGATATTTGCTGATTCCGCCGAGCGTCAGCCGGTCCGCCGGCAACGGTCCCGCATCCGATACCGGCGGCGTCACGAACCAGATCGAATCCAGCCACGCGCGCGCTGGTTTGAAAAAATTCACCGCCACCGCGGCGGTCGAGACCACCGCGCCCGACACCTCCTGCCCCGCGCTCAGGTTGATCATCACCCGAAACACCGCCCAGCCCTGGTTCGCCGGGTACTGCGTCCCGCCCCAACTCGCTTGACCCTCGAGCAGGCTCACCTCGGTCCAGCCGAGCGATCTGAGCGCCTGCTTCACCGCCCACGGCGTGCCGCGAAATCGATGCAGCGGAATCGCGTTCTTGAGCGTCTCGCGCTGCGCCGCGTCGGTCAGAGCCGCGGCCGATATCAGGCCGCCGCCTTCGATCAGATTGTCGATATCGATCAGCAGATCGATATTCGTCAGCGCGTCGATACCGACTGAGACCGGCGCGATAAGCTGCCAGAGCGGCGACAGGATATCGAACTGCCACGCGAGGAACGGCAGCGCGCCCGCCGGAACCGAATCGATTCGGTAAACCAGGATCGATCCGAGATCGAGCGCCGCCAAGCGTGCAATCAGCACCAGCAGCGCCTGCGTGCGCGAGTCATTGATCGACGGCGAAGCGGTCAGCTCGGGCATCAGCTATGCTCCGTGCTGAACGCCAGCGTCAGCGTAATCGCCGTGCAGTTCGCCCACTGCCCCGCGCTCAGGCTCGTCAGCACCGGCGACGACAGATCCACTTCGTACACTCCCGCCACCGACAGCGCCGCGATAATCTGGCTCGGCACCACGTCGCGCTGAATCTTCGACGCCAGCCTGAGCGCGAACTCCTGCACCGCCAGGCCCGCCGCCGCGATCGTCGCGGTCGGGTCCGCATCCGCGTACAGCGTCACCGTCGCGATAATCTGGTAATCCACCTCCGTGACCGACAGCGCATTCACCGTGTCCGTCAGCGGCCGCACCATGTCTGCGTTGAGCGCAGCCGCGACCTTTGCCAGCAACGCGCTGCTCGCCACTCCGGCGGTGTTGGGTGCCGTCGCCGGCTGCACGGTTACCGGCCCGGTCAGCACGTACGCGTTCACCGTTCCCGGCGCCGGGCTCACGATTTGCGCATCAACGATCGACGGATCCGCACCGATCGTGAAAAACCGGTAGGCGCCGGTCGGTCCCGCGACGCTGAACTGGTTCGGCGCCGCCTGGATGCGCGTCCTAAGATGTTCGTCGGTTTCCGGCGCCGACCCGCTGGCGCTGATATTGGTGTTGACGACGCTCGCCATCAGCGCACTGGGCGCCAGCTGGACGTTGATCTGCCCCGGCAGGTAGCCGTTTGCGTCAGCTCCCGGAGCCGTCGCAGCCGCCGCGACGCTTCCAGTCGTCGCGCCCGCGGCAATCGTCAGGTTGGCCGACGTCGCAAATTCGAAGTGCCCGTCGCTGGTGCCGATTCGCGTGCCGCATGCAATCGTCAGCGGCACCGTCAACGCGTTGACCAGCGTGAACTGTAAAGTCGTCAACGCCGGCTGCGACGCAAGCCGCGTCACGCCCAGCAGCTGGCCCAGAAAATCGATCATCGGGAACGACGCGAACGCCAGCAGGTTCTGCTCGCCCGCGTATTGAATCGCGTTGCGCACCAGCGACTCGCGGTACGCGTACAGGTTGATCAGCAAGCGCTCGACTTGCGCCGGCTGAAGCGTGCGCCCCGCCGCCGCCTCGAACTCCGCGATCATGTCCGACACGATCAGGTTCGGATCCAGTCCGTCCGCGTCGTTCACGAACACCGGCGGCGGCAGCGACGGAATTCCTGCGCCCATCACCTCATCCTTTCATCGCCATCGGCGCGGTCCGCGTCAGACCGTCGCACCAGGGATCGTCACGGTCGTAGTCTGAACCGGCGACGGTGTCGCCCCCAGCTTCAGCTCCCAGTTGAGCTCAATCTTGAGCTGCGCGCCCGACTGCGCGCTGCCGTCATTCACCGCCTGCGCATCGACCGAAATCAGGTTCACGCGCGGCTCCCAGGCCGTGATTGCGCCGGTCAGCTCGCGCACGATCGACGGCAGCGCTTCATCCACGGGGTAGTCGATATAGCGCCAGACGTCGGCGCCGAACGTCGGCCGGAGCGGGTCGCTCCCGCGCGGCGTCGTCACGATTATTCCCAGGCACTGCTCGACGTCAGCGATTCCCTGCACCACGTCGCCGACCGAACCGAGCTTCAACGACCAATCCGCCGACGTGATGTCCGCGAGCGATATTGCGCCTGCCGCCACTTGCTACCCCCTACCCCGCTAACACGTCGCTGCTCGCGCTCACGATCGTTCCCGACAGCATCCCGCCTTCGTCGTCCTGCACCCGCACGGCGTCGCCCAATCGCGCGACTCCCGCCAACTGTCCGGTTCCCAACTGGATTTGACCCGGCGATCTCACGAACACGTTTCCACTCGAGTCGATCGTCACCTGCGCCCCGGTCGCCGTCAGATTGAACGTCGCCCCGTTCGGCAGGCTGACCGTCAGCGCATGCGCCCCCGCGTCGTACTTGATTTCGGCGTTGTCGTGGAGCTTCAAATCCAGCACGTGCGCCGCGCGATCGTATTCGGCGCTCGCGCCGTCTTTGAACCCCAGGTGGAACTTGTCCGCGCTGTTGACCGGCGCAACGTCGGCGCTCGAATAGATTGCGCCCAGCACCGCGCCGTCTTCGTCGCGCAAATCCATCAGGCAGACCACCTGCTCTCCGACGTCCGGAATCCAGTAGGCTTTGTCGTTCTGAGTTTTGGGAAATAGTATCGGCAACCACCAACTGACTATTTCGTCGTAATCCGGAAATACCACTCGCACCCGCGCGCGCGCCGTGTCCTGCTCCTGCACGATTCCCACGCGAAACGCCGGATTCGTCGCCGCCGCCCGCTCCTTGTACTGAAGGATCTGATTCATGCGCTCTCTACCTTGCGCACCGCGGCGCGCCAGCTCGTCATCCGGTTCACGCGATACCGGCTCACTCGAGCCGTCGCGCCGAGTATGCAGTCGTATAGCCAGTCGCACGATCTATGCGATGCCTCGCGGTATCCACTAGGTATCGCCCGTCGAACGCGCCCCAGCCGCTCAGCTGAAAGACGTTCCCCGACACGGCGATCGGAATCCCGGGCCCCTCGACTGCCGCTTCAACGAACACCATGTTGTGCAGATTCAGCGCCGCCGCGGCTCGCGCGATCGCCTGCTGCGAGTTTTCCACGCGCCCGACTATTTTCAGAGTGTCCCCGGTCGGCGTCTGCGCCGAAGCCGACTGACTGATCAACCGCTTCGACTGAGGA